AGGTGCTATATGGAGGAGCAAAAGGTGGTGGCAAATCATTCATAGGTTGCTCATTGATATTAGCCGACGCTCTGATGTATGCAGGTACGCAGTATTTCATTGCCCGTAAGCAACTGAATGATTTGAGGCGGTTTACAATACCGAGTATTCACGAGGTGCTCAACGGCTGGGGCATACCACAAGAAGCGTGGAAGTATAACGGGCAGGATAATTACTTTGAATTGTATAACAGCTCACGAGTATTGCTATTAGATTGTAAGTACTTGCCAAGCGACCCACAATACCAACGATTGGGTTCAATGCAGTTTACACGAGGTTGGATAGAAGAGGGCGGGGAGTTTGATTATGATAGTTATTCGAATTTGAAAATATCAATAGGGCGATGGAAGAATAGAGAATACAATTTGAAAGGCAAATTACTGATAACCGCCAACCCTTCTAAGAATTTTCTATATAAGGAATTTTACACCCCCTACAAGGAGGGTACGCTTAACAAGAGAAGGGCATTCATTCAGGCTCTGCCATATGATAATAAGATGTTACCCAAGGAATATATTCAGAACTTGGAGAATACCCTAAGAGGAGCAGAGAAGCAACGACTACTGAATGGGCTATGGGAATACGACGATGACCCGAATGCGTTGTGTGATTACGATAAGATATTAGCGATATTCAATAATGACCAATTACCCAAGGAAAGCACAATGTACCTAACAGCCGATATTGCCCGCTTTGGCTCAGACTTGTGTGTGATAGGTGTGTGGCAAGGCTGGGAACTGATAGAAGTATATACACTGGCAACTTCGGCAACTACCGAGATACAAGCACTCATCAATACGCTACGAATGAAGTATAATATACCCAAGGGCAATTGTATTGCTGATGAGGACGGTGTAGGGGGTGGAGTGGTAGATAACACGGGCATTGTAGGCTTTAAGAATAATAGCACCCCCTTTGAAGAGAATGGGCAACCTACCAATTACAAGAACTTGCAGACGCAATGCTTGTACAAGTTAGCCGAGCGCATTAATAGTAATGATATATACATTAGTGCTGAGGTATCAGAGCGCACCAAGGAGATGATAATTGAGGAAGTCGAACAAATCAAAAGCGACAATAAGGACGGGCAAAAGTTATCTGTAATTAACAAAGACACGGTGAAGCAAGCCATAGGGAGAAGCCCCGATTATCGCGATATGTTACTAATGCGTGAGTACTTTGATTTGAAACCGAGAAAAACGTTTAAACCTATATTTAGAAGATGAATATTATTTTAATTTACTTTACTTCTATGGCGATTGCTTTAATCTTGTCGATTATAGCAGTTCAAAATGTAGAAGAAAACAGAACCAAAGGTGAAATATGCGCTTGGTTGGCTGTAACAATAATAATTGGCAATATCATATATTATGCGAGCAAACTTATTTAACAATTACAAATGACACTTTACGAATTTCTACAATTGTCCGAAGAAAAGCAGAAGGAGCTTTTGCCTGCTTTGAAAATTTTAAAACCAATACCGAACTACACACGTAGGCGTTGGTTTAAGAAGCGCACCCACGGGGTAAAAGAAAGCATTACCGAATTAACGTTTGGCGAAGTGAATAGCGTCAAGAGGCAAACGATGAGCTTAAATAGCATTGATAAATTAGACGTGGTGCGAATGGTATATAAGGAAGAGCCTTTGCGAATGAATGTGTTTCGCTTTTATGGCTGTTTGAGATTTCTCACCTTGGAAGCAGAAAGGGTAATGAGAATGGAACAAGAACATTGGAATACTGAACCTACTGAGCACGACATTAAACTACAACAAGCAGGGGTTAAAGAATTAGAGCAGTTCGGAGATTTGCCGATGATAGATAGCCTTGCAGGGGGTGATATACTAAGATACAACGATATTGAGAAACTCAATTACTTGGAAGTGCATTATATCTTGTGGTATAGGGCAACACAAGCGAATATACAGAACAGATTTCAGAAGATAATTATGAATAAGTAAGGGTATGAAAGAGACTTTACAACAAATAGCCACGAGTAACGGCTGGCACTTTGATTATGGGCGTTCGGATTTTCACAACTTGGAGACCGTAGCGGGTAAGGATTATTACTTCTTTCTCGACCCGTTAGAAGAGAGTGTAACGTTTGATGATTATGCCGAACCAACGAAGCACACATATAACGGGCGATTTATGCTTTTGAAACACTCAGACTTTGACAGGGTGTATAATTCACAGAGCGAAAACGAACAAGTAGAGGGTAAGTATGAGAAATATATTAAGCCTTGCAAACAGGAGGTGATGAAAATTGCCAAAGCCTTTTGTGGTGATTATACGATTGAGGGCTGGCGAATGGTTGAGGTTATTAACTTGTATGATAATAACTTTGATGGCGTGCTGGTGGCCTTCCAAATTAGTAGTGAATAATGGAAGAGGTTGTTAAGATATTACAAGAGGAATTGGAAGCCTTAAAACTTGACCTAATCGCTAAGTATAAAGAACTTGGTATGCGAGCAAGTGGATTATGGGAGCATACACTCGAAGTGAACACTACGGCTACTCCCGGCGGGGTGCGTGGAGGAATTACGGGAATGGATTACACCTACTATATGCAACACGGGCGCAAGGAGGGGAGAATGCCACCAATACAAGCCATTGAGCGTTGGATATTAGCAAGAGGTTTAGAGCCAATAAAGGACAAGATGAGCACTACCTCGTTGGCGTGGGCGATTGCCAAGAAGATAGCACGTGAGGGCACAAAGAGATTTAAAGGGGGTGAACAACCACCATTTATTGACGCTGTAATAACACCGGAGAGGGTGCAACAGATAATAGAGAAGGTAGGGTATAAGTACTTGGCTACTTTTACAAGTGAGATTATTAACTTTTTAAACGAGATAAGAAAATGAGCTTAAAAATTGAAAACAATTATGCCTTTGGGGCGTACAGCAACGAAACTATTATATTAGAAGACGCTTCGGGAGGACAAGGTGAATGGGAATTGTCGGATGGAATAATTTTAAAAATAACACTATCATCAAACAATAGAAAAGATTTTGTTATAAGTATTCCATACCAAGAAAATGAAGGCACTGATTTATATTTGCCAAGCTATTTTAAATCATTATTTCTTTTGAAGGAAGATACTTTTTCATATGGGAAAAATTTCGCAATCGTGAACATTAAAGTAGAGGTGGACAAGAAAGAGATTGCCACTGGCACTATTTTCGTTTTGCCCGCTGTGGAATCTCTTACAGAGGATATGATAAAGAATAATTCCCGATTAGGAGAAAGCAAGAGTGTGACATTTTTCAAAGATTATCCGCAAAAAGACTTGTATATTGAAAAAAGTGAAGGAGATATGCCTTTTGCTATAACAGAAAAAACAAGAGGGAACGACACGAGAGAAGTAGCAAGAATAGTAGATGAGTGCGGTATATTTTTGCGTTGGAGAAATACCTACGGAGGTTGGAGTTATTGGCTATTCTCACAAGATTACACAGAGGATGTAAAAACAAAATCATTAGGAAGCACTTTAATTAAAGATTCTTACGTAGGAGGAGGTGAAGATATATTTTATCCATTTGGAATGACATCAAAAAAAACGTGGACACTTACAAGTGAAGTTCCTGTGCTTGATTATGAAATTGAGGAGATAAAATCGCTCTTTGTGTCTCCCGAGATATATATTTGGAGAGGCAAAGAAGTGAAAGATATTTTTCCTAAGCATTGGGAGCGCGTAAATGTGGTTGAAGGCACGCAAAAATTTAAACACAATAGCCAATACACACACCCTTTAAGTGTAACAATAGAATTTCAAGAACCTAAAACAATTACGCAATTATGATAGAGTTATTTATTAATGGAAGAAAGGCAGATGTAGAGCAAAAGCCATTCACCTATACTTTGCAAGTGAATGATATGTTTAATTTCGATACTCGTGAAATATCATATTCAGAAACTATATACCTACCCACCACGCCTGCCAATAACATTATATTCGGATTTGCAAACGAACCTCTTAGTGACAAGGTCGAAGCATACAAGCCCCACAAGGTCGATTACTATGTTAATGGTATTCCTATTGTGCAAGGTGCAAATGGTTTCCTTGTTGGAAAGCGTGGCAATTATTTTATTTTTGAATTTAAGGATAAAAGTAAGGACATCTACAATTATTTAGTAGGTAAGAAATTAACGGATTTACCTTTGCAAAACTTAAACCACACGAAAAATGAAAAGTTTATAAAAGGACAACAAAGCTCTGATAATGTGGTTTATGCACTTGCTGATTATGGGCGACAATATTCATCTGATGTGTATGATTATGACGGGTGTATGCCGTCAATACGAATGGATTGGATATTGTCACAAATAAAGAAAATGAACGCTGATAATAATTTCGCGGGCTCATTCTTTGAAAGTGAATTGTGGAAGTCTCTTTATATGACAACATCTGACCCTAAGGCATTAAATCAGTATGAAATAAAAGAAGTCCTTAAAACACAAGGGGAAACAAAGATAAACGGCAATAATCATTCTTTCCCTTTAAGTTTTAATGGAAGCGAATTTATAGAAGGAGAAGAAGGAGAAGCTACTTTTACAATAAAGGAACAAGGAACTTACTTTATTTATATTGATTTTTTCGCAAGTCGTGCCAACTCACTTGATATGAGAATAGGAGGAGTGGGGAGTTTTGGTATTGACACGTGGACGAGTGATAAAAAAGAGCCTCGCCCAACATATTACAGAACTTTTGGAAGAATATTAGAGATAGGAGCTAACGAACCAATATTATTAGAATATGGGAAGCACGACAACACAGAAGCCGAAATAATAATTGAAATATATAAATATGAGGGGGTAGTCACTGAAACATCTGTAAATGATTTTTTATTAGTTGATTGGTTCAAAGAGATACTTAGACTATTCTCTATCACTCCTATAAGAGATAGAAATAGTAACAAACAAAACTTTTATACTTTATCGGAACGTGTAAACGCCCCTGTTATTAGCTGGTCTGACAAGTTCATACAAGTAAAAGAAGACAAGTATCACAATACTAACTATTCGCAAGTTAATAATTTTGTTTATTCAAAGTACGATGAACAAACTAATGAACAGAAAAGCAATGATTACAGTTTGATTTTCAAAGACGAATATTTGTCCTTGTATTCAGAGTTTAAAAGCAAGTTTTTCAGTGCAAAGAATGATTTATTAGCTTTTAAAGGTTTAAAAATACCTCGCTTTGAATTTTGGCAACAAGAAATAAAAAACGGCAAAGCGGAGTTCAAAGAAAAAAACAATCGTTTTCACATCTTTAATGCTAAGGGGGTTAATGTGCCTATCAACGCTGTATTAACTAAACAAAATGAGCAAAATCACACAGAAACGATAAAAGTAAACTTTAATAATAGCAAGCCTATTGTTGCAGATTTTACACTGCTTAAATGGGAGAGTTTATTAAAGTCTTTCTACAAGGATTTGCCACGATTAATGGAGCACCCTTACATTGTTACCGCTGAATTTGCTTTGTCTGAGATTGATATATACGAGTTCTCGTTCTTCTCACGTATATACGTTGAGCAACTTGGGGGCTACTTTTTGCCAAACAAAATAAAATACAAGGCAGGAGAGTTGGCAGAAGTGGAAATGATAAAGATTAGTTAAGAGTTAAAGAGATATGGAAAGGGTAAATATAGCGCAGATAGATATTGATGTGGATTCGCTCATTGCGAAGAGTGCTGAGGTGCGTGAGAAACTGATTAACATAGGCAACGAAATGAAAGTCTTAAAGGACGACTTTTCGAAGGGAAATATATCAATAGAAGAGTATACGAAGAGGCTCACGTTGCTAACGGCAGAGCAAAAGGGGCAACGAGATGAGTTGCGTGTGTATGATACTTTGGTGAAGAATCACATTACAACAGAGGCTAAGCAGATTGCGTCTAACACCACAATGAAAGGCTCAATTAAGGAATTGAGTGCTGCACTTTCTCAGAATAAACACATATATCAACAACTATCTGAGGAGGAGCGCAACAATGCTGAGGTAGGGGGTAAGTTATTGGCGGTTATTCAAGAGCAGGATAAGAAGTATAAGGAACTGCAAAAGAGTATTGGAAACAATCAAGTAGATGTAGGTAATTACCGACAAGCGATATTAGACGCAGTAGGAGATAACCAAGCATTTGGCACTTCAATGAATAGCGTTGTCAATACATTTAACTCTTTGAAGGTGAATATTGTTGCATTAGCCACTCCGTTTACCAACTTTGTACAGACGGGTAAGATGGCGCCAGGCGTACTCAATGCTACTGCAACGGCTACGGGGAATGAAGATACTACGTGGTGCAATTATCAGTACAGGTATAGGAGCGCTCATTGTAGCGTTAGGCTCTTTAATATCATACTTCACCAGTACACAAGAGGGAGTGAATAAGGTGAACAAAGTGCTTACACCATTAAAGGTGCTATTTCAATCTCTTATAGGGGTGTCTCAACAAGTAGGGAAAGTGTTGGTAGATACATTTAAAGCAGTGTGGGAACCTATTAAGAAGATTGGTGAGTTTATCGGTACATATCTTATTATGCCAATAAAGCAAGTTGTGGGCGTCGTTAAGGGACTTGGGAAGGTTCTCACAGGAGACTTTAAGGGTGCTTGGGAAGAGGTGAAGAAGCCCGCACAGGACTTAGTGAATAAGGGGAAAGAGATGGGGCAAGCTGTCGCAAACGGACGTAAGAGATTAAACGAGTTGGGAAAGGATTGGAAAGATGTTGCTAATAATTTTGGCAACATAATGGACGAGGCGCTTAAACGTGGACAGCGAATTGAGGAGATAAACCAACGATTAGCAAAGTCAGAAGCGGAGCACATAGAAAAGACAGAAGCGTTAAAAGAATTATTTGCCGAGCAAAACCAAATAGCAAGGGATACCTCTAAGAGTGTAGAAGAGAGGGAGAAAGCGGCGAAGGCGTCGGTAGAAACATTGAAGGAAATAAACGCATTAGCAAGAGAGCGTAACCAGTTGGAAGTGGAGCGTATCGAGTTACAACAAAAAAGCAACGATACAAGTGACGAGGAGAAGGCAGACCTCGCAAGGAAGAAGGCAGAACTTAACGCTGCTAATAGGGAGATGTTGAATGCGGAGACTGCTCAGAATAAAGTTATAAATAGCATACGAAACACCGCCCGACAAGAGGAGAATGCAAGAGCAAAAGAGCAGGCAGACAAAGCACGTGCAAGAATGCAAGAAGAATTGAAGCAACAACGAGAAGCAGTAGAAGAGTACGTTAAGACTAATTCGGCTGTTGCCAAATCATTGCAGGAGCGTTTATCGATTGAGGAAAAGGGAATGCAAGACCGCTTGGCAGTCTTGGAGAAAGAGAAAACTAAGGGGCTAATAAAGAAAAACGAATATGAGAAGCAGAAGAGAGAGATTGAAGAAGCGTATTTAAAAACACGAACAGACCTCTCTATTGAAGCGGTAAAGAAGGAAGCAGAGCAATACGAGTTACAAAACAAAACTAAGATTGACAGTGAAACACGATTAACCGACGAACTCATCGTGCAAGAACAGGCAAGGCAAGATGCTATCTATCAAAAGAAAGTCGAAGCATTAGAGAAGGAGAAGCAACTCAAACAGGAGGCACATAATTGGGATTATAACGCTGAGGACGCTTATCAGCAACAATTGCAAGAACTAAGAGAAGGATATGATGAGAAGGCTAAGGAGTTAAACAAACAGCAATCGGATATTGAGAAAGAGGAAAAGAAAGCCCAGCAGGAGTTGGATTTTCAAGACAAACTACTCACCTTGCAAGAGCAGGGGGCTACGCAATGGGAGATTGAAGAAGAGCAAATGCGACAAAATCACGAGCAAGAACGTGAAGCACTCAATGAATTGCTTGCAAGTAATCAGGTTTCACAAGAGGAGTACAACAAACGATTATCGATATTAAACAGAAAACAGTCACAAGATGAAATAAACTTAAAGCGCAAAACTGAGGAATCTAAACTACAATTAGCGTTGGGGGCTTTATCGCAAGCGAAACAGCTATTTGGAGAGCATACAGCAGTAGGGAAAGCGGCTGCGGTGGCTGAGGCGATGATTAACACTTACTTAGGTATCACGAAGGCACTATCTGCATATCCTCCTCCTTACAATGCTATTATGGCAGGTGTTACTGGGGCAATGGGTATGCTAAACGTTAAGAAGATAATGGAAACCAACGTGAAGTACGAAAAAGGTGGTTTGCTCAAAGGTAAGAGCCACAATGAGGGTGGTATTCCTTTCACTGTTGCAGGACGTGGAGGCTTCGAGGCTGAGGATGGCGAATTCCTTGTGAACAAAAAAGCAACGAAGAAAAACTTCCAAAAGAATTAGTTGAAACTCCAAATGCAAAAACAATTGAAGAGCTGGCTAATTTTTTGAATATCCCTAAAGAAAAAACTGTAAAGGCAGTAATGCTGAAGGAAATTCTTGAAGATGGGGAAAAATTTGTGCTAGCCCTAATTCGTGGAGATTTGGATGTAAATCCTATAAAATTAAAAAATGTAATTGGAGCTTCTACAGAACTTGAAATGATGAGCGAGGAAGAATGCGAAAAATTCGGGCTGGTTGCTGGATATGCAGGCTCTTATGAAAAAAAAGAAGGACTGAAAGTAGTAATAGATGAAACAGTTAAATATGTAAGAAATTTTGCTTTAGGTGCAAACAAGGAAGAGTACCATTATATAAATGTAAATCTTGAAGATATAGTTTATGATATGGTTTCAGATATAAGAAATGCAAGAGAGGGAGACACTGCACCTGATGGAAAGGGAACTTTGAAACTTGCAAAAGGAATAGAAGTAGGACATATATTCAAATTAGGAGATAAATATTCAAAGGCATTGAATGCTGCAGTTCTTGATGAAAATGGAAAACAGCAGATAATGAAAATGGGATGCTATGGTATTGGAATTTCAAGGGTTATGGCAGCAGCAATAGAGCAGAATAACGATGAATATGGTATTATCTGGCCAAAAAATATTGCTCCTTATCTAGTTGATGTAATAATTGCCAATGTTAAAGATGAAGTACAATCATCATTAGGAGAAAAAATATATGAAGAACTGCTTTCTAATGGAATAGAAGTAGTTTTAGATGACAGAAATGAAAGAGCAGGATTTAAGTTTAAAGATGCTGACCTTATTGGGTTCCCTTTAAAAATAGTTGCTGGAAAAAGTGCAGCTGAAGGTAAAGTTGAGATTAAGGACAGAAGAACCGGAGAAAGTGTAGAAGTTAAAGCAGAAGATGTATTACAGTTTGTAAAAGATTTTAT